TGTATTTTGGATTCGCTTTTCCGTTGGGTAAGGTTTTTCTCTCAAATCCTGACATGGTTATATGGATATTTAGGGAACCCGTTTAAGTGTTTTACGTCCAACAATATTTTGTTTTCGTATAATATATATCATCATGAGCGGTTTTGATTTCGGAGAACTCGTCAAGCGAGCAATTAAGTACGTCATTGAAGGGTTGGTTGTTTCCATTGCTGCCTATGCCATTCCTAAACGCAACAAATTTGACGTCGAAGAATTGATTATTATCGGTTTGGTTGCCGCCGCCACTTTCGCTGTATTGGATGTGTTCGTCCCCGCCATGGGCTCATCCGCCAGAAATGGTGCTGGGCTCGGCATTGGATTGAACTTGGTTCGATTCCCCGGGGGGTTTTAAACCAAACGGGGGGTTTTAAACCAAACGGGGGGTTTTAAACCAAACGTGACATCTCGTATTCCTTTTATATACTGTTTAGACAACTATAGTATATAAAATGTCCGGTGCAGAGAAATCAATTGAAATACCTTCGAAACGTATATCTTTAGATACCCGTACTATACAAAAAATGGTGTTTGTCATGAATGCTTTAGACAAAGGATGGTCTATCAAAAAACGCGAAGGCGCGTTTATTTTTTCGAAAAAACACGAGGGAAAGCGAGAGGTCTTCATGGACAATTATTTAGAGTCATTTATAGAGTCGAACTTCGAAATGAATGTATTCGGGGGGAGTGTAGATACAAATTATTTATGAAAACTCATTTAAACTCAACCGGCTGGTATATACTAATTATTGAATGACCCGAATGGCTATTAACCAATGGAGAGAATTGTACGCAAATTAATAATCGGTACTGAACACGACTCTTATGGATTTATACATAATCCACACAAGATTCTTGGGTATAGTGCACTTCTTCATTTTGGGTACCGATATGCGAATTTCTTGCGGCAAGGAAACATGGGTTTCAATGGATACATATTGAATGTGTGTGCCATTTTACTGCATTTAACACTGTCGTGTTCGTCCTTTTTGTTTCCCATTCGTGAAAACCGGATTTTTAGTAACCAGATTATTTGGCGGGAATTGCAGTTACACAATATTGTTTTCACTATCAGGTCATGCTCAGTATTCGTGTATTGCATGTATTCGGATTCGCCGAATACGATAGTGCGGTTTGTATTGGTCATGGGAAGTCATTTATTGGCAGATTTGGTGTCGTTCCGATATGGAAAAGGCAATACGATGCGCGACATGGCATGGGATGATTTGTGGATAAAACCGGCGTTTGACCATTTTTATGCCATAAGTCAGTTCGGTGCAACATGTGCGCTCTTGATGGCACCTAAATATTACGTGTTGGATTATTCGTTTATTATTTTACTTCCGATTCAACTATCGACGTTCTTGATGACGCTGCGATTGAAAGGAATCATTGGAAACCTGGCGTGGCATTTTGCATATTCTGTGTCTCTTTTGGTAGTCTATCACGTGGGTTATTATTGCGTAACTGCGAGAGAATTGGCGATGTATCAACTCGTGTTTTATATTTGGAGGGTGGTTTTGAGACAGAGTAAATATTTGGGCTGGACTTGGTTGATGTTAATGCAAGGTGGAATTATGCCAAAAATGGAAACACTCATCCACTCAAAAAATGGATATGTATAAAGTATGATTTTCCTGGAGATTTTTCTATTTATCCTCGATTCATGGGGATAAATATTTCTGTATTTGGCGCATTTTTTCATTTATGGGGGCGTTTCTATTATTTCGTCGCTATTTCCCAGAAATAATATGTTTAGGAATAATATACTTAATCATGGGAGGAGCCCTTATGCAATTAGTCGCCTATGGCGCACAAGACGTGTTCCTTACTGGAACTCCTGAGATTACTTTCTGGAAGGTGTCTTACCGCAGACACACCAACTTTGCCATGGAATCCATTGAGCAAACTTTCAGCGGCCAGGCCGATTTTGGCCGCCGCGTTACCTGCACCATCAGCCGTAACGGTGATATGGCTTTCCGTACTTATTTGCAGGTCACTCTTCCTGAAATTGGTCAGGGATTGAAGGCTACCGGCGATGATGGTGTGTATGCTCGTTGGTTGGATTTCCCAGGTGAGCAGTTGATTGCTCAGGTTGAGGTCGAAATTGGAGGCCAAAGAATTGACCGCCAATATGGTGACTGGATGCACATCTGGAACCAGCTTACCTTGACTTCCGAGCAACAGAAGGGATATTTCAAGATGATTGGCCACACCACTCAGTTGACTTACCTCACTGACCCTGGATTCGCCTCCGTCAATGGACCTTGTGCTTCTTCCGGAGGACCTTCTCAAGTTTGCGCTCCCCGTAACGCCCTCCCTGAAACCACTTTGTACGTTCCTTTGTTGTTCTGGTTTTGCCGAAACCCCGGTCTTGCTCTTCCGCTCATCGCCTTACAGTATCACGAAGTCAAGATTAACATTGATTTCCGCCCCATTGGCGAGTGCTTGTGGGCTGTCAAGAAGTTGACTGCCGGTAACTCTACCGCCAGTCAATCTACTTCTCAAGCTTACCAACAATCTCTTGTCGCCGCTTCCCTCTACATCGACTACATCTTTTTGGACACTGACGAACGCCGCAAGTTCGCCCAGAACCCTCACGAGTATTTGATTGAGCAGCTCCAGTTCACTGGTGACGAATCTGTCGGTTCATCTTCCAATAAGATTAAGCTCAACTTCAACCATCCTTGCAAGGAACTCATCTGGGTTGTCCAGCCTGATGCCAACGTTGATTATTGCGCTTCATTGGAAGGGGGCCAGATATTGTTCAAGACTCTTGGTGCCCAGCCTTTCAACTACACCGATGCCATCGACGCTCTTCCCAATGCTATCCATGCCTTCGGAGGACCTGCTGAGACTTCTGGTGCCACTGCCTTTATCTCTAGCAATGGTCTTTTCCAGATGGGAGGAGCTATTGACAGTGTCCTTGGTGCTCAGGCACAGAGTTCTGTTGCCGATGCAGAATGGTACAATGCCGGTACCGCTGCTCAGTACGATTTTGCCCAAGCGGATGACGTTGTCGCCACTGGCTCCTCCGTCTCCGATGCCGGAACATTCGTTCTCAGTGAGACTGCCCTCGACATGCACTGCTGGGGTGAGAACCCTGTCGTCACTGCTAAGTTGCAGTTGAACGGCCAGGACCGCTTCTCTGAACGCGAAGGCTCTTACTTCGACGTCGTGCAACCTTACCAGCACCACACCCGTCACCCTGACACTGGAATCAACGTGTATTCCTTTGCCTTGCGCCCTGAGGAACACCAACCCAGTGGCAGTTGCAACTTCTCTCGCATTGACAATGCTGTTCTCCAGCTTGTCCTTTCGAGCCCCACTGTCAGTGGAGTCAATACCGCCAAGGTTCGCGTCTATGCGGTCAATTACAACGTGCTCAGAGTGATGAGTGGCATGGCTGGAGTTGCTTACTCGAATTAAGCGCTACATTCATGGTGTGAATATGATAAATATACAAAATATTTATCATAGATAGAGTTGTCCAAAGGGAGTCAATACTATTGACTCCCTTTACCGTTTTCGTAAAAGGTTGTAAGTTAACGTCTGGACATATTCGTTAAAAACGAATATGGACAGCGTATATGACTAAACAGATTTTTTGTTCGACTCCCGAAGGGAGAACACAGAATATGTCTGGACATTAAACTTACATCCTTTGTAAAAATCTGATTTGAAATAAAGTATATAAGCAAAGGATGTTTCTATGGATTATACACCCTTCATACCATGGAAGTCGTAAAAGCATTTACCACAAATGGACTACATACTGAAATTGTTATCAAAGGCAGTTATGATAGCCCATTGTTTCGAGTAAGTGACATAGGAGAAGTGTTGAATATGTGTAATATTCGCGCAACTCTTCAACATTTTGATGAATCCGAAAAAGTTAGCCAAGTCATTGACACCTCCGGTGGAAAACAGGAAGTCTCGTTTCTAACCGAGAAGGGATTATACAAGATTCTTTTTCGTTCCAGAAAACCGATTGCGGAGAAATTCCAGAATTGGGTGTGTGAAGTGGTGAAAGATATTCGCATCAAAGGTAAATATCAATTAGAAAAAGAAGTTGAACAAGTAAAACACGAAATCACCAATATCGAAGAAAAACACAAAAAAGAACTCGCGACCAATGTCGCCAATGACCGGCAACAATATCTCTTGCGTAATTTCGGCTCCATTGGTGCCGTGGTTTATTTGATAAAGGTCCATACTTACGAATCTGGAGAATACGTGTTGAAAATCGGAGAGAGCCGTAAAGGGGTGCAAGCCAGATTCAATGAACATCGTACCAAATATGGCCAAGACATCGTGTTGCTCGATTGTTTCGTAGTAAAGAAAAGCAAAGAGTTCGAAACCTTTTTACACAATCATGAATCCATCCGATTTCATCGAGTAACCGACCTACCGGGACACGAAACGGAGAGAGAGTTGTTCCATGTGGGCAAAGGTCTATCTTACCAAACGGTTCTGAATCTAATCAATGCACATCTCAAATCTTTCAATGAATATACCGAACAAGATATGGATGTATTGCGTACAGAGAACGATACGCTCAAATCGCTCGTTTCGCGTTCGTCAGATTCGATGTTCTCGCAAGAACAAACACTCCTTTTACAAGAAATCTTGAAAACGCAAAAACACTTGATTTCAAGAATCGATTCTCTCGAAAAAACAAACCGGGAAATCCTCGAAACCCACAAAACACATTCCATCAAAACCGCCACGAATTTCAACATGCCTCTCTCAACCTTGGGTCCGAAACTTCAACAAATCAATCCGGAAACCATGACACTCTATAAAACCTACGAATCCATTGCGGATTGTATCAAGGTGTATAAATACAAAATGAAACGTCCGAGTATCGTGAAAGCAATTGAGCAAAACACCATATATAACGGGTATCGCTGGACCTATATTGACCGTGATGCAGACCCAGACGTGGTCGGCGTGATTGCACCTACGAGACAAACGCGGCAGCAGAATACGGGATACATTGCCAAATTGGATGGCAATCGAATTGTCAATGTATATTTAGACCGGAAATCGGCGTGTATTTGCCAGAATTACAAAATCTCGGCGCTCGATACGCCGGTCAAGAATCGCGCTATTTACAAGGGGCATTTGTACATGTTGTATAATGAGTGTAGCGACGAACAGCGAGAGGCATTTGGAAAAGAACCTGTGCTGTACAAACAAGGTGTAGGGCAATACGATACGGAGGGCAGGCTTATCAAAGAATATGTGTGTAAATACGACTGTATCAAACAGTTGGCAATAAGTGACAAAACGTTGGCGAAAGCGTTGGATGCCGAAGTGGCGTATAATGGGTCGTTTTTTCGGTCATTGGGAGAGAAATTACAAACATAATGATATTCTTTCCAAATAAATATCATTCCAATATAAAATGCTCCAGAATCTCTCGAATTTTGCCAACGTTAGAGACTACCTACCCATTTTAACGGCCGCCCTCTTGGTCGACATGGTCGTCCTTATACAAATGGTGTTTGGCGCCATTCGATTAAAGTCTCTCAACGCGTGGTATAATCAGTTCGGATTTTTAGCGGTGTTAGCCGACGTGCTGAGTATCGCCATCGGCATCATTATTGCCCGGTTCTTGTACCCTTTC